GGAACTCCATCTTCTCCTTATGGGCATCCATAAGAATGATGTTCGACTGCATCGCCCCAGACCCGTCTGGGTGGTAGAAAACACCCCAAGTGGTACAGGCTGAGTAGTCTGATCGCTCCTTCTTCAGGAACGCGGTATCCCATGACTGGATCAAAAACTGACACTGCGGGGGTCTGTCTTGCTCCCAGACCTTCCACCAGTCCCGTTTAATCAGTGCGCCCTCTTCGGAGGTGGGATTCTGCTGGTACTGGGCCTGCCATTTATGGGTAGGGATTTCTTCCCGGATAGCCTCCAGTTCCTCTAAGGGCCAGAACTCAGGCCACAGGGGTTTGCCAGAAGGAAGGATTGCCGGGAACTCAATGACCTCCCATTCATCCCCCCCTCTCTGGGCGGATGCCTTGAGAACCTGCCCTACCAGATCCCGCTTCGACCAACGGGTACAGATCACCACAATCGCCCCACCGGGCTGAAGACGCTGGCGGGGTCCGGAGGTGTACCACTCATACGCATGGTCAAACACGGCAGGATCCGAAGACTGACCCTCCTGTTCATCATGGGGGTCATCGATGATCAGAAGATCCGCACCCTTACCGGTGACAGCACCACCGATACCGATGGCGAAATAGTCACCCCCCTTGGAGGTACTCCACCTACCTGCCGCCTTGGAGTCCGCCCGAAGGGATGTATCAGGGAATACAGCCCGGTAATCCTCCGAATCCACCAAGTTACGGACCTTACGCCCGAAACCTACCGCCAGTTCCGCAGTATGAGAAGACTGAATCACCTTCTTCTGGGGGAACTTGCCCAAGAACCACGCGGGAAACAGAAAAGACCCGAACTCAGACTTGGTATGCCGGGGTGGCATACAAATGATCAGCCTCTTGAGTTTGCCAGAAGCAATTTCCTCAAACTTCCGGCCCATGATCTTGTGATGCCGACCCGAAATGAAACCGGGCCACACCCTATGCACGAACGAAATGAAACTCTCTTGAGACAATTCCTTCGTCTTGGCCTTCTCATACTCCTCAAGAAGCCCATAAAACTCTCTCTGCTGATCCTCAGGTAGGGTTTTCACTAAACCCATGATTCTAGGAAGGTTTTCCTGAGTGATATGCATCGAATGTACCTCAAAATGCAGGGACAATAGCCCCCGTTTCATCACAACTTCGTCTTCGCGCCGTCTCCCCTATCACCTCTTCTCTACACCCCCCCCTCAAAAGGGGGGTGTAGAGATTGACACTACAATATTCCCTTACAATATCCCCTTTAACGCATCACTTCGATGTATGGATTGCTCGTGTTCACCTTTAGTCAGTCCCTCGACTCGCAATCCTTTATAACAAGTCCGATTTTATCACAATAATTGGGGAAAGTCAATAAGAAATACACCAGAAATGCTAAATTTTTTGCAAAAAATTTTACCTGACACCCATATACCCCCTTTCTACACGCATTTTCCCCACAAATTCCATACAAAACAGGAACTTACGGAACATTAACCCCTACCCCCACCCTACATTTGTTGCGTAAATGATACAGATAGGAGCGAAAGTAGGGGATCGGATGAGTGAAATCGTATATATAGGGTAGAGCGGGTACCGTCGCGCTACAGGGGGGGTGGCACCTCGCTATTACCACCCGACCCGCGCATCGTTTAACCCCCTCGCGCCTCGTCGTCATCGTCACCGGAACCCGCTGCGTCACTCGCAGCGTAGTCGTCGCTGTCACCGGAACCATCGTCGTCATCGTCCGCACCGTTTACACGCACCGGCAGCATGTCGATGAGCGTGACCTGAGGTGCAGCGGCTGACAGCAGCGCACCCAGTCGCCGCTCCAGTTCCACCGCGACAGCAGCAGCAGGACGGTCACGCCTGTCCTCGATGACCTCGATGAACGCGCCGCATGTTTTGCCCCACAACTCGACGGCACGGAGCCGCACATGGTCAGGACGCGCATCGTCTTCGGCGAACTGGCGTAGCAGACCCACTACCTTGGAGCGGTCTGAGACACCCTTGACCTCCATTATCCGCATCCTCTCGCCCATTAGCGCATCCACTGCCGCCCTGATATCGCCCCGTTGCGCCAATCCTGAAGCCTTGTTGCGGATGGTGTCGCCCTGCATGTCTGTCGCGTCATACGCGAACTTGTACGCATCGCTCTGCGTCATGCCGTCTGCGAGATTCTCCGCGAATTTCCGCTGTTTCGGTGTCAACCCGTACTGGTCTCGTATGCCTGCCATTCGATCTGATTTCCCTTGTTTTGCAGTGATTAGTTAATTCTTTGACTACGCAATGAGTGGTCTTGTGCCTTTGTCACCCTGTTTTCGGGTCTGAAAGTACCTGCGGTGCTGATTAAACGCAAACTAAATTCGACCGATAATCAGTGACTTAGTGTATTTGTGGTCGTGTAAACGAAGAAAGTTGTTGACTTGTGGTCATGTAATCCGTAGAGTTTGCATCACCGGCAGCGGCAACGCTCCGGAGCGCACCCAGACGGCGCACCGCAAGGTAAGAGGTTCTGGTGCCGGATGAGCGCAAGCAGCCCGGCGGTTCCTCAAGGGGAACCCGGCCTAAAGCATCGGTGAAGCCGTAGGGTTGAAGGCAATGACCTGCAAGTACAGCAGCCGCCCGAAAGTCTGACGATGCCCAACGAACCGGAAAAACCTTCGACTGAGTAGAGCGCATTCGCTGAGTGCGCTGCACTGAGTCAACCAACCATGGAGAACGCCATGAGCAAGTCATTCAAGCAGTCAATCAAGTCATCCAAGCAAGGCCGGTGGATTCTTCACCCGGTCGATGCCGTGCCGGTTTGGGTTCCTGCCAAGCGTAAGTAATCACCGTTTAAACCACAGGAAAACATCATGAAAATCATTCTAGTCGCTTTCTTCCAGTTTCTCGCCATGGTCGAGATGGCATGTGGCGTTCTGCTTGTCGCTGAGTCGGGTGGCGTCGGCATCCCCTCACTGATCGCGGTAGCAGCCGCGCTCGTTTGCCTTTTCTCAGCCAATGAGGTGTCCAAGTCATGATCATCCAAGTCGAACAGCGCCATATCTACGGGCAGATCAAGTACTACCCGCTCAACGAACTCGCATCACGCTTCGCTGCGCTGATGAAGCAGAAGACCTTCGATGCCCAGAACCTCGCGGATATCCGCCGCATGGGTGTTCAGGTGGATGTGCGAGTCCCCGGTTTTTCAAACGACTATCTGGTCAGCATTTAAACGCAGGTCGAAACCGGCGTGAGCCGGTCTACCCGTGATGCGGGTATTGACGAGACCAACCAACAAGGGGACAACGCATGAAATACATATCGAATCGAATGATGGCGCAGTCGTGGGACTTGTGGCGCGAGTACATAGACCCCGATGCGACTATGACGCAAGCAGAGTTCGACGAGATGACCGTCGAGCAGCGCATCGGCCTCATAGATGGCTATATCGGCGCAGAATTTGCCCGAATCGACGGCTACGCACGACAAGTTCACAGCGGCTTTATCTGGGCAATTGGCAGTCACGAGATGCAATGGAGCCGTCGCTCGACACGCGAAGCATGCGAGCAGGTGGTGCTAGAGGTAGTCGAACGGATGGGCATCGAGGCTGCTTTTGACGACTGCCGCAACGGCACGATCGACTGGAAGGGGTAAACATGAAAAATGAAATCGTGCAATTCGATGAGCGTTTTGGTGACTGGGGTCACGAGTCTGAAGAAACGGAACGCGACTACGAGCAGCAAATTCGTGATTGCGTGGAGACCTACAGCGGCTACGCCAGACAGGTTCACAGCGGGTGGGTCTGGGTCGTCGGCTGCAACGAGCAGCGATGGTCGCGGCGTGCGACGCGGCACGCCTGTGAGCGCGTGGTGTATCAGGTCGTTGAACATCTGGGAGAAGAGGACGCTTTCGACCTGTACACGGGCGACGATTTCGACGATGAGACCAACCCTGACGGGGTGGACACCTATCACGCATGGGACTGCGAGGGAGAGCAATCATGACCAATTTCACAGAACGCGAACCGTGGTTGGCGGCTGCTGCCGTCGCCCTACAGCACCAAGTGTTCCCCCGCGCAGGGATTGAACCCGCACAATGGGAGCAGCGTCGATACCGTGTCGCATGTGGGTTCCCCATTGGGTACCGGGGTTCCCGCAGCGGCAAGGTGGCACTGGGACAGGCGTTCGACCCGTCCATCAGTGCTGACGGAACTTTCGAGGTGTTCATCAACCCCATCCTCGACCGTCCGTTGGATGTCCTCGCCGTTCTCGCGCACGAACTGGCGCATGTCTGGGCGGGTATCCAATGCGGTCACCGTGGCGAGTTCGCACGGGTTGCCCGTGGCATCGACCTCGTCGGTGCGCTGACCTCGACCACTGCCGGTGCGTGGCTGTCCAATGAACTGGGCGATATCGCGCAGATTCTGGGCGCGTATCCCCACGCGAAAATCGATCCGAATAGCCGCAAGAAGCAGGGGACGCGATTGCTGAAACTGCAATGCTCTGGCTGCGGGTGGACGGCGCGTGTCTCTGCCCTTCAGGCGAACCGGCTGCATTCTGCTTCGGCTTGCCCCGTCTGCTCATCCATCGACACCCTGAAACTGGAGGCCTGAACATGACCAAGCGCACCTTCACGCTGCCCCTCAGCGACTCTGACCGCTCGTACCTGAAGATGCATGCAGTGAGGCAGGGCAAGTCGCCCAATGCCTCTGACGATGTCCTCGTCGCCATTTGGAACGGGGTTGACCCCGCTCCGGTGGCTGCTGCGTCCCTTGACGCTGAGACCATCGAAGGCATCCGCCGTGATGCCATTGCTGCTGCCGTCGCTGCGGTCGAGCAGCACCGCCCCGTCCGCATCGAAATCAAGCAGGGTGCGACCATCCGTACCCTTCCTGCGGGTCACCGTCACGCGGTGTTCGCGGATGTCCTCGCCGCCCTGTCTGTCCGCGAGAATGTGTACCTCGTCGGACCTGCGGGGTCCGGTAAAACGACCATCGCGGCTCAGGCTGCTGACGCACTGGAACTGCCGTTCTATTCGACCGGTGCTGTCGGTATGGCGTACCAGTTGCAGGGGTTCATCAACGCCGAAGGCAAGTACATGGAGACTGACCTGTACCGTGCGTATGTGGGCGGTGGCGTGTTCCTGTTCGACGAGATTGACGCATCGTCCGCTCAGGCACTGTTGGCCTTCAACGCCATCGCTGCCAATGACCTCGCCGCATTCCCCTGCGGCACGGTTAAACGCCACGCCGACTTCGTCATCATCGCCGCTGCGAATACCTTCGGCGCGGGTGCTGATGCCCAGTATGTCGGGCGGTCGCAACTGGATGCCGCGACCCTCGACCGGTTCGCGTTCATCACCATGGACTATGACGAGCGTCTGGAACTCGCCATCTCGCCCAACGACCAGTGGACGCGACATGTCCAAGCGTTCCGCAAGGCGGTGCGCGAACTGAAGTTGCGCCATGTGGTCAGCCCACGCGCATCCATCAAGGGTGGCAAGTTGCTGTCAGCCGGTCTCGACTGGAACCGTGTCGAGGAACTCGTACTGACCCGCAACCTGTCCGCGCTCGACATCGACAAGGTTCGATCCAACATGCCCAAGAGGAAAGCAGCATGACCGTTTACCGCTACACCGCTGATTCATGGGACGAGTTTGTCCATGACCTCCGCACCCGCAAAACCAACTGGGGGGACACTTCGCAAGGTTCGCAAGCGATTGGCAGAGCCGACTGGTCGGGCTGCGACACATGGGAAGATGCACTGGAGTACGCCGTCAAGGGTCACCCTGCCGGACGCGCTGCAATCGAGTCTGCGGCGGTCAAGGTGACGATGGAACCGGAACCCATGTGGGACACGGCTCCGGTCGGCGCGTTCCCTTGCATCCCGGCGAATGCAGCCGGTGTTCCGGAGGACATGTTCGCCATGTCCGACATTGCACCGCCGTCACCGTCGCCCATCGTCCGCATCGCGGTCAACATGTCGGCGAACTGCAATGTCGATGCACAGGAAATCGTGAACCGTGGGGTCGCTATCGTCTCGCTCATCGACCGGATTCAGTTGTCCGGTCGGCGTGTCGAGTTGATTGCAATCAAGCACGGCAACGATTTCATGAGCAGTGACAAGTTTGTCTGGTCTGTCACGGTTAAACGACCGGAGGAACCCATCGACATGGACAGGATTGGGCTGTGCTTTGCCACCCCCATCATGCTGCGCCGGTTCTTCTTTCGGGTCTTGGAATTCATGACCCCTCAAGAGGTTGATGCTTACGGGATATCGCGTCACTTTGTGGACGAGTGCAGGGACTGCGACCTCTCCATCCCAATGATAAAAGGCAGCGAGTACTCAACCCCTGAACGCGCAGTGAAGACTGTGATGGGACTTTGGGCGGCGGCGGCATGAGCCGCCCCTCCCCCCTTTTGCTTGCATGATTACTTGTTATCGACTATACTACTCAACATCGACACAGGAGACA